GTTCCGTCTGCGTTGCGTGCCATCTTGCATCCTCCTTACGGGACGATCGGCGCGGGCAGAGTCACGTCGACCGCGAAGGTCAGGTCCATGTGCGGGAAGATCGGGAACGCCTTGACGCCGGTGCCCCGGTCCTGGCCCCACGGGTCAACCGTCGAGCGCTCCCACTCGTAGAAGCCCGCCGCCCAGTTCCCCTCGGGGTGCGGGCTGGTCAGGGTCTTGCCGAAGCCCAGCGCGGTGTCGTCGAACTCGGTGATGTCAGCCTCGTCCGGCAGGAGCAGCATCCGGTTCTCCGGGAAGAACCGCGTGCTGGTCGTGACCGTCGAACCGATCGGCCGAGTGCGGAACACCGAGTCGTACTCGATGAACTGCACCTGGCAGGCGCGCTCGACGATCTGCACCGCCGAGTCCGGACCCCAGCCGTCGGTCAGATAGTTGATGTCGACGGGGACGTTCGGCTCGCCTCCGACGACTACTCCGGTGGCTCGCGCGATGAAGCGGTCGGAGTTCATGAACGAGTTCAGCAGGCGTCGGCTGGAGATGATCCGCCTCATGCGCACGCCGTACGTGTCGAACATGTACTGCTGGATCTTCATGATGTCGCCGATCGGGTCATGAGATGTACCCGAGTAGTCCTTGGCGGTACCGCCGGTGAGAACCTGCGCCGACGGTCGGCCGAAGTCGACGTTGAACTTGATCTTGCCGTCGTTGTACGCGATCCCGCCGGTCGCGAGTGCCGTCATGATCAGCCACTCGATCCGGTTGTCGAGACGCCGACGACGGCGAGCGTCGTCTCGCGCCACCTTCGCCTGGAAGCCGTCGAGGATGTTCGTGACGGTGGTCGGCAGGTTGCCGCTTGCGGCGAGCTGCTGGGCGATCTCCAGAGCGTCGCGGAACCGCGAGACGTCCGAGGGGCGGTAGTGGTCCTTCTGTGCCCAGTCGATCAGCGAGGCGCGACCCTCGCCGCCCCAGGTGTCGTCCTTCATGGCCAGCTCGGACTCGGCATCCTCGGCGCGAGCCGGGGCCATGCCGTCTGCGTAGCCGTTCAGGTACTGGAAGGTGACGTCGTCCGACTCGACTTCCATCCAGGGCGCCAGCGTCAGACCGATGTGCGTCTGCGGCGGGACGATCTCGCGGATGACGCCGAGGGCGACTTCCTTACGAATCAGTCGGTCCTGTGGGATGACGCCCGTTGCGAAGTTCGAGAAGAATCCCGAGTACTTCGAGAGCGTCGCACTTCCGGTGTTCACTCGTCGGTCTCCTTAGTGGAAGTGGATTTCGACGCCCTTTGCGCCTCGCATGGCGTCCGCCGTCGTGTTCGTCAGCGCGGTGCTGGTGCCATCGGCAATCAGCTCCTTGCACCAGCCCTGTACCGCCGTGCACTCGTAAGCGACGGCGATCTCGACGTCACGATCCAGCAGCTGCCAGGGGAGGAAGGTGTCGTTCAGTCCGACGATGTTCGCGGCCGTCTGTCGACCGTCGGTCACGCCAGCCTGAAACGGCCCGACCTTGCCCGCGTCCGCGCCCGAGGTGATCTTCGCCATCACGACGCCTCGATCGAGGATCTTCTGGGCGGTCCCGTCGAAGACGGTCGTCGCCGGAATGGTGCTCTTGGCGACGGTGTAGCTCTCATACTTGACATCCTGCGTTGAGCGCAGGTACTCGTTCACCCCGAACGGAGGCCGCAGGTTCAGGCCACCCTTTACGAAGTCTGCCATGCCTTACTCCTCAGATGGCGGCGGTCGGGTCGAGAGTGACGAGTTCCTTGTAGGAGGCGCTCGCCTTGATCTCGTCGGGAGATGCACCACGCGACTGGTGCATCGAAACGACGCTGCGCAGAGTCAACACGCGAGCCGACTTGGCTTCGTCGGCGGGCTGATCGGGAGTGCTCTGCGTACCGGTACCGGCCGCATGGTTGGCGAGTACGGTCGAGCCGGGCTGCGCCTCCATCGCGGTCTTCCAGGACTGGAACTGCTCGTCGTTCAGCGTCCTGGCGAACGCCGTGAGCGACTCCAGCTGCGTGGCCAGGATCTTGCCGTCCTTGGCGAGGCTCGTCACGAACGAGACACGACCGGCGGAGACGGTCTCGGACTGGAAGGTCTCCAGGCTCGTGATGTGCGCCTGGATCGCCGCCGGATCGGTGACGCTCTGACCCTTGATCGAGAACGCGACCGGCTGAGCGGGTGCGGCATGCTGTTGCGGTGCAGGCGCCGGGGGAGTCGCGGGTGCACCAGGCGCACCCTGCGTCGGCGGCGTGACTGCGGTCTGGGCTCCGCCCGGGACGGCAGCCTGTCCGGTTTGCTTGTCCGAAGACTCCGTACCCACGGAGAACCCCTTTTCGGTCAGTACTACAAAACTGCGTGCGTTCTGCGAGTTGCTGAATCCCTTGACGGCGTTCAGCCCCTCGACTGCTGGGATGTCCACAAAGGCGAAGCCCATATAGGTAGGCCAGAATGTGGCCTCGTCGTTGGTGGTGTACTCGCCCACCTCTGACGACCTGTTGCGGAAGGTTCCGCTTTCCACCTTGGCGCGAGCGTCGGGGTCGGTAACCTCGTAGTCCGCAAGAAGGAAGGTCTCCTTGGCTCCGTTGTGGGTCTCCAGCTCGCGCGCCTCAAGGGCCGTATGCCAGCCGACTACCGCACCAGAGCCCGGCATCCCGTTGACCAGAAAGCCTGGGTGGCCGTCACGAACTGGAACATCTCCGAACAGTCCACGGTCGCGCAGCATCTTGAAATGCGCGACCATCTGGTCCATGTGCAGGCCCTCCCAGGTGTGCTGGAAGCCCATGCTGTCGCGGAAAGTACCCGAACGGAAGACCGGCTGTCCGGACACGACAAGTACTCCGTTGTCCTTGCGGTAGATCTGCGGCTGTACGCCAGCAAGAACTCCGCCGGAAAACAGAGCTACGTTCATCCGAGCGCCGGGGGCGAGTGTGTCAGTCATCTCGATCAGCTACCTTAGCCGTGCCCATTCCAGGGCGTCCACCATCGACGGTGGTTAGGACGTCGTTATAGGAAAGCGCAACTCCCGCAACCTCAGAGAACTGTGGTTGTTTTGCACGTTCCCCAATCCTGATCCTGTGCCACCTGAAGCATTCGCGACACTGCATGAGTGTCTCGCCCTGCAAGATGAGCAGGTTTCCGTAGATGCGCTTCTGCTTGTAGATCTTGACATGTACGTACGCCCTGCCGTCCATCGTCAGGCCGTAGGTAGCAAGTAGCGGCTGGCGCGAGCAGAAGCACCTCATCGAGTGCTTGGTTCGAGCCTCGGTGCTCAAATGGTCCCCCTCCGCAGGTGCCCCACCCAGAGGTCGACCAGTGACCCGATGCAGTCCGGGCCCGAGTTCTTATCGTGAGACTCCATCGTGATGAAGTCACCGATGAAGATCGTGATGGTCTCAACCAGTGCCGAGTAGGTCGCTTGAGGGTCAGGCACCTCATCCTCTAGGGCTGCGACCATCTGCGCCTGATACCCGAAGTCGAGACTGAGCTCGTCGAGTCGATCCTCGCGGAGTGCCTTCTCGTACTGTCCGACAAGGCGATCCTTGATGAGTCCAGCGACTCGAGATGCCTCCTTGATTCCCTTCGGAGCCTTCGGCTTGTCGCGAGTCACGCGCGTATCCTTTTTCGGCTGATTGCCAGCGGGGTCCTTCGTCGGGGGCTGCGTAGGGTCCTGGGAGGGGTCAACGGCGGGATCGGCGGGGGGTTGGGTCACCTCTCGGACCGCATCCACACGCATGCCGATTGCCTGTCCGAGATCCTCCAGGTTAACCTTGGCGGTGCCCTGTCGGACCATCTCCGTCAGAACAGCGCGGAGCGTCTCCTGTGCCTGCGTACCGAGTTTGCGGAACCTGATCTGCGGCTCGGGAGCACGCTCGCCGAAGTTGTAGTTCTTGAGTGGCTTGAGTACGTACTTGTCGATGTACTCAGCCCAGTCACCGGAGATCGCATTCAGGAGCCACAGGTAGACTTGGGTCTGACCGGTCCCAAGGTTGTAGCTGCCTACGTCCGCCGTGCGAAGCATGAGCAGGGGAGTGAACAAGGCGAGAGACATCTCCTCGTCCAGCCGTGTCATGTACCGCTCGAAGTCGGCCCCACGCATCTGGGATTCGAGGTACTCGATCGAGTACTCGGGGTTGCCGTCCTCGTCCCTATCCGCAGGAAGAACCACAACCGAGCGATTGCGGAAGTTCGTCAGGATCTGCCGCATCGCCTCGTTTCCCTTGATTGTCGAGCCGCCGACGTCAACCTCGGTATCGTAAGGCGCGCGCCCGACAGGGACAGGCTCACCAAAGCGCTCGTAGTACCTGTTCGCAAACAGGTGCATGAGCATGCTGAAGAAGTACGGCTGAAACGCGGACCGCAATAGCTTGCGGCCGTAGTAGTCGCCGTTCTCACTCAGTACTGGATACCAAAGAGTGTTGTCGACTGGGATCGGCCAGGGGGCGCCCCACTGCTGGATGCCATCATAGACCTTGATCTTTGGCGGGATCGTGTTCTTCCCTGGCGGACGCCAGCCGTCAACCTCTTTCCAGTTGACGCGGCACTCCTCGGGAACCAGATCCTTGATCTTGGCGAGGTTGACGGCCCGGCCGTCGATGTCGTTCTCCCACTGGAGAATCATGGGGGAGTAGCCAGCCCAGAACGCCTGGGATAGCCCACGCACCAGGCGCGTCCACACCTTCTCTAGATTCTCCTGGCAGAATGTTGCGATCTTCTTGTTCTCGCAGATGACCTGAAAGTCGAGCTGGTGCAGCATGAACGTCAGGACAGATAGTGAAGCCTGGATCTGGTAGTGGTCACGCATCTGTCGATAGTCGGCGAGCGTCAGCTTACTCAAGTCAAACTGGAGGAAGCCACCGCCCGGAAGGGAGTACATGTACAGGTCATCTCGTCCGGCCCAATTGCCGAACTTCTCGCCCAGGATTGGCGGCGAAGCCTTCTTGAAGTTGGCCGCCGACTTCATCGGCCTGCCGTACTGATCCAGCAGCATTTAGTCTCCCGTCGGATGAGGTGACGCGAGCCAGTTCGATGAAGTGGACTTACGGCGAGACCTCAAAGCGATCAGCCTGCAGTGCAAAGGCACTGCAGGCTGATCGTATGCCGTCGGGTTTCGGCGAATCTACTGATAACCGGGGTTATCAACGATCCCTGAATTCAGCGACGCCTCGGTGGCATCGCACCCAGGCCGAGCATACCAAGAGGCGACTCGGGAGGTAGTGGAGCACTCATCCCCTGTCCTCGCATGGCGGGATGACTGTAACCGCTGTCAAACTGATATTCGTTCTCCTCAGGAGTCGCATCGACGGACATCTGCATCGGCGAGGCACCTCGTGCGTAGGTGCGCTCACCCATCAGCGTATACACGACTCCCGCCATTGCGTCAGCTACATCCTTGCTGCCGTTGGGTGGGTGGTCGATCTTCTTGCCGGTGTCCGTGAGCTCGGTGAGTTCCTTGACGGCAATCTGTACCTGCTTGTCGCCTCCGGACTTGATGTATGTGTAATACGGCGGAAACTCCAGTCGACCCTCATAGATGGCCTCGCGAAGATCCTCGTACGGATTCTTGTTGCGGTCGACCGACAGGTACTCAGCACGAAATCGCCTACGTTTCAGCTGCTGCATCGTGTCGGTCGACTGGAAGCCATCCATGGTGACGGCCCGAATCTTGAACTTCCTGTCGTCGCGCAGGTTGTAGATGAGGTGCCGAATATCCTGGAGAAGGATCTCGGTGCCTGGAGCTGCCTTGACGCGATACAGCATGTCGATGACGATGTAAGGCTTCATCTCGCCGTCGATATCCTTGACTGCACTCACGTGTCCCATGGCGAAACCTAGCGCGTCGCCTTCACCTGAGACCGCCAAGTCGATGTGGATAGCTCGCTTGAGTGCGTCCTGGCAGACAAACCAAGAAGCCATCTTCGGCCTAGTGGGGCTATCTGATACAGGGGAGCCGATACCCGAGTTGCGCTCTTGCCACTTATCGATACAGTCATCGATTCGATCCACCAGCGAGATGAACGGGTCTTCGGTGGCTGGCGGGATACCAGCCAGGTCACGCAAAGCCTTCTCAGGGTTAAGCTCGAAGCTCTTGCGGTACACCGTCGGAATCTCGATGAGATTGTGATTCTCGACCATGTTAACTACGCCGGTCGGCACGATCTTTTTGCGCCTAGAATCGTACCAGAAGCTGTCGCGCTCGCCGTTCGGCTTGCTGAACCTCTTCCAGCCGAGCGACTCCCAGATAGACATACGCATGGTGTACGCGTTCTCGGGGTCGGCCTCGAACTCCGCATACTTGCGCGCCGCGAAGCCGTCACCCTTCTTCATCTGGCCAATGACGAGCAGGAATCCGCGATCCTGGAAACGGGAGTCGATACGAGAGTTGATCGTATCGAAGCCTACGTCGGCATAGTCCTTATCCTGAGTCTGCTTGTGCGAGTCCGCCTCTTCGAGGATGCCGCCGAGGATGTTGTAACCCTCGAAACTTGTCTCCGTACTGTCGCCAGGTACGATCCAAATCTCTTTCGGGAACTTGATCATCTTGCTATACTTGGTGTCGTACGGGTAGTTATTGACGAACCATTCAGCATGCTTAATGCGCGCGAAGATATCGCCAAAGGCGACATCGATGACCTGCTTGGCCGAGGTAGACATCTGCATAAATGCAATACGTGAACCTGGAAGCAAGTTGAAGTATCCCTGCGGGTCGCGCAAGCAAAGCACCCAGTGAACCATGTACGGGAGGATGATCGAGGCAATGGTTGTCTTGCCGATACCAATTCCGCCTGTGTACATACCCCAGCGAAACTTGGCAATGCGGTCGCCGTTAACCTCCGTGCCGAAGATCTTGATCAGCGATTCGCGAATGCCAGGGCGAATGCGGTCAGCAACGTCCAGATAGCCAGGGCCCAGGAATTCCTCAATGCTCGCCGGTTTCTGGTCGAAGTGGGGGTACCTCTTCAGCCAGGCCAGATCCTTCGCGATCTTGGCTGCATCCATCGGGCGTCCACCAACCTGGAGGAAGTAGGGGCTTTTTGCAGGATGTGCAAAGCCAAGTCATCTGCACGCGACGCTCTAGCTTCCTGATGAACTCGTCGCTATACAGAGACCTGGCGCCGTATCGGCACTCGCACAGACCTTCAGTCACTAGAGTCGTCTTCGTCCTCGGCGAGACATAGCACTCGCATGACAGCCTTCGCCATTCCAGCGCAGTGCTCCTCGGGGCTAGCTTCGATCTTGAGTGCAGCCCGACGATAATGCTCTGCGATCAGTGCAGCTGTGATCGCGGCTCGGATGTCAATCATCAGATATGCGTCGATCTTATCGGTCACGAGAAATCACCTGGCCCTCGATCGCCGCCGTCGGGCTCGCCTTGCCAGACATGCCCTCCAGGACACCCTCGATCATCGCGGGTGTGATGTTCTCGCGGGGGATACCCTTGGCTTCCAACTCGCGCACGATGGCGCCCATGAGCTGATTGGGGTTACCAGCCATAACTGCGGCCTGGCCACCTGCACCAACTCCGACGTTGACGTTGACCTTCGGGCCTCCGTTGAGGGTTGGGTCGATGAGCTTTGCCAACTTCACCCCGTTGGCAAACAGATTGTTCAGCATCTTGCTGACCTCGGGATTCAGCTCATCGAACGCCTGCTCCTCGGTGCGCCCCTGCTCTACGCGTTCGGACTGAATCTCAAGGATGCGCCCTAGACCGTCGATGATCTGGTCGCTACTCCTGCTACCGAACAGCTTGGCTAGCTGACTTGTCTCTGACTGAGGCACAGAGCACACCGCCCCTTCTCGGAAAGACTTACAGTTGCCCGACAGGCTGCAGGTGTCGCAGTGGAAGTAGTCACCATCTTTCGCCTGAAGGCCGTTCTTGGTTAGACCCTTCCTGGTGCGATAACTGTCATTCGAGATTACCGGAAGGGCGTACGAAGCCGTCGGGGTAGTGGTATCGGTGCCACCTTCCGAGATTCCGGCATTCTCGCGCATCTGCTCCAGTACGCGCTCGGCCATCTCGATCTCCGCGGGAGTCATATTCTCCCGATTGGCCTCGATTGCCAGGATTGCCTCCGTGAGGCCATCATCAACAAGCGTGCCCTTGCCGTAGACGCGGTACTGAACATCCTTGCGAAAGTTCTGACCAGCCCACAATACTGATCGGATGTTGTAGATGCACCGATTGCGGGGGATGGCTAGCTCGCCTGGACGCATACCAAGCATCGTGGCCCAGTGTGCGTGAGCTGCAAGCCTCTCGAATGGCATCTCGCGGCCGGCTGGAGTCACCACCTTGCCCTTCTGGGCAGTGGTGCGAGCCTCGTAGTCGACAGAGCGCAGCGGCTGCCCGAACATGAGGCGGTAGCCGTAGAGGCCGTGGAGGTGGATGACGCAGTTCTCGAACTCTTGCTGAATGTCCACCAGCATCTTCAGGAAAGCGCGGCTGCCCGCCTGGCGCATGTTCGGCACATCACTGATGACGATGCGATGTTCCTGGCCGAATACCGGCCGCTGATCCAGTGGCTTCGACTTGTCACCGCAAAGGTCTTCGTCCTCGCCCGCCGGGTACTCTGCCATCGTTTCGAGCTTCGCTGGCTCGTCGCCGTAGCAGAAAGTCGGATAGACGGCACTCGGCTTGCCGTACTCATCACCGGGGCGGTACTCTGCAGTGCCCTGCTGGCCGATCGCAAGCACACGCCAGGGAAGCTGAGGCATATATAGCTCGGCGTGCTTGCACGGGTCGATGCGCTTCTTGACGAGGTATCCGCGATCCCAGGCAACTCTGCCGACGCCAACCTCGGCCAACTCTCGGACATAGGCGTCAGGATTGCGGAACCACACCTCGGTGGGGAAGTCATGCTCAATCCCGCCGGGCGTCAGAGTCATCTGGTCACCATCCCGAAACGTTGTGTGTCGGGAGGCTAACTGCGGTATTCCCTATGGGTCCACCATCTACCCCAGGCGGGGGCGGGACCGAAAATGAGGGGTCACAAGTCGACAGACCGCAGAAAAAGGCGAAGGCCGGACGCTGATGGTCTTCCGGGGTCCGACTCCCGAAATTCCGCGTCCGGCCTTAGTACGTCAATCGCCTGGGGGCGGCACCTGCGTCTTCGCCGACTTTATGTGACTGAGTCGGGGGAACACAGTATGTAGACGTATCACGAGGATGGTACCCGACCCTAGGGCGATCCGGCAACGGCGCGCCGGTTGTCTATGTCACACCCGCCATGTACGATCACGGTGAGCCACTGCATGGTGGTACCACAACGAATTATCGGCTGCGTCCGACACAAGGCCGATCACATACCTGGGGGCTTCTCTTGACGGAAGTCGCTAGCCTGGAGGAGTACGAGCGCCAGATCGCTGGGCTACTCGGCAAGCTCTTCGTCCAAAGGCGAGATGCGAAAGCGGAACAAAATAAGATCAACGGGGTCTGGCACCGATGCGTGCGAGACCGCAGGAGTCAGGCCGACGTACCGATCAAGATGCCTGACGTGATCTCTCACATCCGGGGGGAACGTTCCTTCGGTCACTACCTTCTTGACCATGACGGGATGTGCCGCATCTTTGCGCTGGACATCGACCTGCGCAAGACGCCTCACGCGTACCCCCTCGTCGACCCCACCAACGGCGAGACCACACTTCACGAGTACATTCCTCGTGAAGCCTGGCAAGATCGCGCCCACCCGTCGCGCACGTGGACCAAGTTGAGTCTGCGTGTTCTCGGTGAGCACTTCGCCCGCATCATCATGGGCGACCTCGGCCTTCCCTGCCTTGTCTCATACTCGGGCAGTAAGGGCTTGCATGTATACGCCTTCTTTGACGAGCCGGTGCCAGCCTCTGATGCTCGCGAAGGTGCCGTCATCGTACTCGAGCAGTCCTCACTCTTCAGGCCCAAGAAGGGCAAGAGCTTCTACGAGGCTGTCAATCAAGACCCGGTCGAGGGCTACCCTCAACTGGAGGTCGAAGCCTACCCGAAGCAGGAGAAGATCGGGTCCGACGGGTACGGAAATCTCATGCGCCTTCCGCTCGGCAGGAACTTCAAGGCGACACACCCAAAGGAAGAATCGTTCTTCCTTGACCTGACTACCCATGGCGCCGAGTTCCGACCAATCGATCCGCTACTGGCTTTGAGTAGCCGAGACCCTTGGGTCATGTCACGCATCCCGCAGCAGACGGGGGTGTAAGTCAGTGGCGCAGACGAAGTTTGACGAGGTACT